TCGCAAGACCACGACGGAACGGACAGCGAAGGCCGGATGTAGCGTTGTCGTTATACCAACCGTCGCAATAATAGGTGCTGGAGCTGCCGGAGGCGACAGTCGGGGCGGAGCATAGATTCTGCATACTGAGCTCAGTGATATATTTCCAGCCACTGGGATCGTTCTTAGGAACCTTCGCTGCCTTTATCAGACCCTCGATCGAGTTGATGTTGAAAGCCGAGTAAAGGGACGGGGCGACATAATAATCTCCGCTACCGTCGGACAGCTTGTTTATCAAGGAGCCACGCTCGATCAGACCGATATGGCCGTAGAAGTTCTTCAAGCCGAGGAAGCAAGGGACGTGCGCTTGGTGGACGGTACCACCGTCCGAGCCCTTCACGGCGTAGTCGCTCACGCCGACTGAGTCCCCCAACTCGATCCCTACGCTCGTCGGAATAATCGGATAACCACCGTTATGGCTAGACCAAGGATCCCAAGACCATTCCGTAACTCCCTTACCGGTACCGCCCTGATATAGGCCATTGGAGTCCTTTACCGGGTTCAACGCGGACTGGCAATCACGGGTACCCATGATAAGGCGGTAGAGATAACCGACGACGCTGTTCGCAACGAACCAGCCGGATTCCCAGCCCTCACCCTTCTTGCGGGCGGCCGTGCCGAAAGCCGCGGCGTTCATGTTCGTGGCAACCATGCCTAGCTGCGTGTTGTGCTTGCCGTCCCTCGTCGCGTCGTTGTTCCCGCCACGATAACGGGGATCGTCACTGACGACGGAGACCAACGTGCCGCTCGTACGGTCCATGACGCCGGCTCCCAAGGCCGACGTACCCCCGGCCGGGATGTAATAGTTCAAATGACCCTCGATCGGGGTCGGGCTGACAGCCTCGTAATAATAGGTGGAGTCAACCCACCAAGAGTAGTAGTGGGCGTTCCAGCACCACAGGTAATCGCCCATCGTGCCGTCCAAGGCAGCGGGACTGCCGTCGGCGAAACGACGGTGGTTCGTCGGGTCAAGCTTACGCCGGCTACGGTCAACGGACACGAGGTAGCAGCCCAGACCGATCACGGAGGGAAGATCCCGCAGGAAATCGATATTACCGTAAGCCTCGCCGACTGGCGTGCCCTGACCACGTTTCCAGCGACGGATAGCGACGTGCTTATTCACGATCGATACCGCGTCGGCGAAAGGGATCTTAACCGACTCGCCCGTTTCCTTGGACACTCCCTCGATCAAATACTTGGAGGGCTGGCTCGTGTCGGCCAAGGGCAGCTGGTCGATCGTCTTGCCGTTATCGAAGGCCGTGATGATAGCGCGTACCTTCTCCTCCTCTGCTGTTGTTAATGACATGATTCTGTATATTAAAATGTTAGACAATTATACCTTTCGTATCCGGCTACCGGATAAAAATCTCATCACGCTACCGGCCTTACGAATGACCGGGGCAGTAACCTCAATGACTATCGTTTGGGACAACGAGGTGTTATGCGACGGGATAACGTGGATCGTGGCCGTGCCGGTCTTACGGACAGTCAAGTTTCCACGTGGGTCCACGTACAACGCATCACCGGAATAAAACGCCTGTTGAAATATCACATTAGGTAATACATAAGCAGGAAAAAGACTCACGGCTATCTTCTGGGCGACGGCATTCCCTAACGTTATCCTCTTGACATATTTCAGCTCCATACGGGTAGGGGCAAGAAGCGCTTGACTCATCAACGATTGCTCGGCCGCTTTCATGGAAGCGATCTGCGCATTGCCCTCGGAAATCATCGCCTCAGCCTCGACAGCGGCAGCCAAAGCCTCATCAGATGCTCGACCGGCCAAATCAGCCTGTTTCCCAGCCTCCAACGCTTTAGCGTTAGCCAAACCCGCAGCAGAGATAGCGTTCCTCGTGGCCTCGATAGCCTTATTCGCCTCCGCAAGGGCGGTCTTGGCCGCTTCCGTTGCCTGCGTACCACGGGCGATACATTTCCACCAAGCCGTATCGGTCAAGGGGTGGTTCTTGTTTCCGTCCTTGACACAGAGGTAGCAGCTATCATCCGTGACGACGAAATCGAAGGTGTTGTACGTACTCGCCGTGGCATAAACGCCCTTATCGACGAACGCCACCTTCCCCAATACTATCTGACTCATTATAATTCCTCCTTCCTTTTTTTGGTCATACGTTCAAATACAGCTCACCGGTCTCTTGGTTGAGCTTGACAAGGTTTGGTGACACCTCGTCCTCGTAGGACATCACCAGCGTCATGTCGGCGGGGTTGATCGTGAAGGTCGGGTACAAGACGCCTCCCTTAGCGAGGATGCCCGTATCGACATACCTGTCCCCATCCAGATCCCATTTCCACCAGTTGCCGTTATCGCCAACCTTCCACGGGTGGTCGGCCAGCTCTTGCGCGCGGTCACCCTGTGTCTTGGCGAAGTTACCCTGCGTGTTGGCGTAAGAAGCTTTCTCATTCGCCAATTTCGCCGCGTCATTTGCGTTTTTAGTTGCGATTTCGGTATCTTCCTTGATCTTCTCTAACCCATCGTGAGCGGCATTAGCGTTAGCTGCGGCTTTATTGGCTAAATCAGCTGCGGTATTAGCCTTACCGGTTGCGGTATTGGCGTTCCCTGTCGCAGTGATGGCGTTCGCCGTGGCCGTATTGGCCTTTGACGTGGCCGCCTCGGCGTTCAGCTTGGCGGTGTTGGCATTGGAGGCCGCCGTATTGGCCGCCTTAGTGGCGGCACGGGCGTTGGAGATCTCCGTGAGCATGTTCTCGTAAGCCGTCTGAATGGTTCCGAGGCTCACCTTCACGCTGGTTTGTATGCCGTCTATGATCTTGCAACCGATCGTGTACAGACCGGTAAGGCTGTCAGCCAGCGTGAGTTCTGATATTTTCTTTTTCTTAATCGGCATATATGTTCAAGTCTATGTAATACTCCCCATCCTCCGTGACCACCAGTTCCCCGGCCTCGGTAGCCAGCAGGTAATCGATACCATCCATCCGGAACACCGTGAACTCCAGCGTGAGGTTGAATGTCACCACCATACGCCCCCGGAGGCTCTCAAGCTTCCAGCCGGACGTCCTCTTGTAGTAGCAGGGATATTCCTCCACGTTGTAATCCACGTACAGCGAACGCTCGCCCGGCTGGATCAAGGCATCCAACAGGGCGTCGTAACAACTCCAGAATGTCGTCATTGAGCCGGCGATGAGACAGCATTTAAGAGTGACCTCCTTGCTATTATACACCACCTTGCCGGCATCGTAGATCCTACCGTCAACGTCCAGTACCGTACGGGACAGGTTAGTCTTCACGGTCGGAGATCTCATGATCTCGTCCCGGCCCTCCGTCACCATCACGCCGTATCGATCCAAGGGTACGCCATCCAGCTCGTACTCGGATGGAGGAACATACGCTCTACCCTCCGGGATCGCCATGAACGAGGGTCTTACGGGCTGATCCTCGGCGAACCGTAACGTGAAGGCCTCCAACGTGTCCCAATCCTCATATGCCGGGCTCTGGATGAGTCGCAAGCTCCACTCCCTGCCCAGCGAGGGGATACGGAAGAGGTGATACCCGGACTTCGATAGGTGCTCAACGAGAGCGCCGGCGGATCTTCCGTCCACGCTGCGGACGAACGTGATGTTGAGCTCCCGTGGTTTCATGGTGGGCTTTTCCAAGTCCGGCTCTATGCCGTCCTCGTCCGGCCAGTCGTTCCTATCCGGTTCCACCAGCTCGGGGAAAGGCAGGAGGCCGTCGTAACCTCCCTCCGTGATCCATACGCCGAAATCGGTGTAGGCGTCCTTGCCGTCTATGTATAACTCACCCCTCATAAGATCACCACGGTATTATCCTTGTTTATCTCAACCTCTCCCCCGATATTCACCAGCAGGATCACGGCGTAGTCGCTCGCCACGACCCTAGCCTTGCCGCCGTGCATGAGGATCACCTTGTGAACACGCTCGTTATCGTCTATCGTTATCACCGCATCCGTATCACCTATCACGGCGATATTGCCGGGATTGGTTACGTCCACGTGGCCGGAGTCAACGTACACCCCGTAGGGCATCACGTGACCGGCCATGCCACGGAACATGTCTAGCGACGGGAAATCATTCTCCGCGCAAAACTCACGCCCCTGCGGGCTGAAGAACAGCCACACGAGGCTTCTCCAGTCCGTCACCCCGTTAGAACCACTGCACGCCCCGAGCGAGAGGGCCGATTTGATTATGTCGTTAACCGTCTCCATCATTATCTTGATCTCATTAATATCCCCTTGTCGTTAATAGTCTTTATACCGGAGGCCGCCGACTTGGTATTGGCCTCTATCTTCTCGGATAGGGCCTCTATACGTCCGGAGATCTCCGCTACCTTGGCCGTGTTCTCCGACACCTTCCCGGACAGGTCCTTGATCGCCTCCACGTTCTTCCAGCCCCTTGTCTGGAGGTCGTAGATGAAGCGCATCTGGTCGGCTATACCCGTCACTTGCACCAACGTCCTATCTAAAAATATAAGTTGGGTCGACATCTTACCGTCTATAACATCCGCGGAGTCCTGGGAGATGGAACCAACACCTTTGGACGAGGCCGTACGCCCGTCATCCTCCTCTACCGCGTTACCGGTATTGAAATATTTGTCGGCCCAACCAAACTTACGGTCGAGGTCGTCGGCCAGCTCCTGCGCCTTCCGATCCAGATAATCCTGTTCCCAGTCGCTGATATAATCGTCGGACCAGAACTCGAGCAGCTTCTCCCGGATCTCTTTCATGGGATCGGATGCGGCGGCCTTGATCGACTCCGTGACCATGTTCCTTATCATCTTCCTCACGAGATCCTTGGCCGATCGCGCCTTGTCCTCCCCGGCGGCCCACGCGTCGGCGTAAGCGTTGGCGAAATCGTCGATCGCCGATTTTATGTCACTACCGAAAATGGCGTCCTTGCCGGCCTCCTTATTATCCGCTATGGTGTTATTGATCTCGTCTATCTGGTCCCGCCACTCCTTGATGCGGTCATTGTCGGTTTTCTTCTTGTCCTCCTCCTCCTTGATCTGGTTTTGGATAAGCACTTTTTGCTGTTCCAATAGCTTATTCTGCTGGTCGATAAGCTTGGAGGCATCCTTGGAATAGGCTTTCTCGATGGACCTGCCCAGCTTATCGTACGACTTGTCCAACGTGTCGATCTGATCCTGCAAACGCTGGATACGACTCTCGTTCTTCTTGTCATGGATCTTGGCGATAGAGGAGGCAAGGGATGTGACCACCCCGATAGCGGCACCGGCAGACGCACCGATCGGCCCGAACATCGCACCGGCTTTCGCCCCGTCCATGGCGGAATTGACCGCGTCCATGGCCACATTCAAGCCTTCGGCTATCTCACCGAACGCACCACCGAACGAATCCCCGAGTTTCGAGAAAGTATCAGAGAGGAATTGCCCGGACCGCATGATTTCGCCAAGCCCTTCCTCTATATCGTCAATTGCCTGTCGCAGCTTTTTCGTATCGTTACCAGCCTCAAATACGCCTTTCAGACCTTTGGCGACCTTCTCGTATGCCGGGCGCAACTTGTCCGCGGCTTCCTTGTTCTCCTTGAGCGCGTCCGAGATATCTTTTAGTTTATCGGGTGATTTACTCCACAGTTCAAACGTCTCTTTCGTGATACCGAAATCCTTGCCCTTGCTCTCATCCCAGACACCGCTTTTCAAGAACTCCAAGGCTTCACGCCCCTTCCGGTTGATGGCCTCCAACTCGGAGAGGGTCTTGTCTTTCATGTCACCGAACAACCGACTGATAGCGGAAGTCGTCTTGCTCGCCTCTATGTCGAGATCAGACAGTTCCCTTTTCATGGCCTCGGAAAGGGACTTACGCTCGCCTTCCGTCGTAGCCTTGGCTATCTTCTCGTTATAAAGAGCCGTGATAGCATCTCTCTTATCAAGATAAGAACCGTATTCTTTCAGATACTCGTTCATGGCACGTTTCTCTTCCTCTAGTTGTTCCTTATTCACATTAGAGGTCGATCGCTCCCGTTTGACGTATGAGTTCACCAAGGCTGTACGAATCTCCACGGTCTGTTCCTTAGTCAGTTTGCCGCCTTGAGCGTCTTTCCACTCTTTTTCCTTGGTAAGTATGGCGGCGATCTCATTGTCATAGTCTAGGTTTATCTGGGCGATCTTCTTTGCGGAGCCTTCTTTCATCAGATCGATCTCGGATTGCTGGTTCTGCCGGCGGAGGGATAGGAGTTCGTCTTGAAGCTTTTTTCGCTTTTCTAGTTCCTTTTTATCAATAGGTGTAGCTATTTTCGCCTTTTCCTCCTCTTGTTGGCTACTAGCTAACGCCTCCGCCTTCGTACGAGCCTTCAATCCTTGTACGACTATCTCAACCGCTTTATCATGCTCAATCTTCAACTGCTCGTTCCGTTTTCGTAAACGACGTAACTCAAATGCCTCCGAAAAGCTGGTATCAATCCAACTTTTCTTGTCTAGCTGGGAGATTCGATGGTTATTTTTTGCAATTTCATCCTCTATGGAGTTTACGGTAGCGCGCTGTTGGGCCATGGTTCGCTCATCTATCGATTTAGAAAGCATCTTATTAGCCTCCGTCATATCCATCAACATGAACTTTTGCAAGGATAGATTTTTCAGTTCATCCGGATAGAGGGTTTGTAATTTCTCGTATGCCTCCACTTTCTGTAACATGGACTTGTTATCGTCGCGCAAAGCATTCAATAGTTCATCCGTTTGAGATCTCATGCCTTCTATCCAGTCCTTCATCTCTGCGACCCTCTTGTTATGGGAATCCAACGCCTTCTCTGATGCCGTCGCCTGTGTCGCGAGCTTGAAGATCGCATACCCAAGGGCCGTAACACCCGCCACGGCCAAGACATACGGATTCGCAAGGGCAGCTTTTCCGGCGGCCAACATTGCGACAGCCTGTTTTTTCAAAGCACCTGTAAGCAGCGCGGTTGCGGTCGTATGCTGAATCGTCGCCAGTCTGCTCAAAGCTGATGTCTTGATATAAGATCGTTGCGCCACTTGAACCAACAAAATAGCTGTTTTATAAGAAAGAAACGCTCCCGCCGCATTTTTCACCAATGCCTCAACCCTCGATATCGTCCCCTCGATATCATTGTTCTCAAAAGCCTCATTAAACGCCTTGGCGATATCTGACACCTCTTTCAATATCCTCTCTCCCATTGGGCGCAAATAAGCCTGTACATTATTCGCCAACAACGTGAGCTGATTATCGGCGGCGTCAGCCATCTTCTCAAACGCAGCCTCTGTCGCACCCAAGGAGCCCTGCAACTCTCCCAAATCATTTGCTGCCGCCTTTGCATTCTTTCCAGTCAAAGCCAGTGTAGCGGCCAGGCCTTCATCCGTGCCAAGCATTTCCTTCATCTTGGAAGCGGAACCACCAGCCTTCTCATAAATCAATTGTAATGCCTCTTGGAAAGTACGACCTTGGAAAGCGGCGTCTCCAAGTTCTCCGGCGGTTCCTTGGATAGCGGCACGGATCTGTGTCATAGCCTGCGCCGTCGGCGTTCCTTGCTTGGTCAATGAAGCGACAGCACCCAACACTTGGTCGATACTAATCCCATACGCAGCCGCAATAGGAGCAACTTGGGCTATGGAGGCTCCCAATTCGCCAAATGTAGTCTTACCCAACCGGACGGTTGTAAAAAGCTGGTCCGAGACCGTACCGGCTTCCTCCGCAGACATCTTATAAGCATTCAGGATCGTTGTAATAGCATCAGCTGCCGTCTCGGTTTCCGTAAGCCCTCCCACGGCAGCTTTAGCCGAAACTTCTAGGATCTTCATGCCATCCGCCCCGTCATGTCCGGCGGAAACAATGCTATATAACGCCTTGGCGGCCTCCGGAGCCTTGATCGGTATCTCTTGGGTTATGGACATGACCTGATTCATGAAACCGGTCATATCATCCGTTACTTGAGTGGAAATGGTCGCCACTTCCAGCATGTTCTTGCGAAATTCCTTCTCAAACTCATACGAGCTCTTGGCCGCTTGCGCAAACGCCGTCGCCGCACTGATACCGATACCGCCAAATATATCAAAAGAGGTGATATCGCTTGCCAGAGTCTTGATAATTCCCATAGCCTCGCGTTTTCCTTCGTACAAGCCGGAGTTGTCGATCCCGGTAGCCATGTACAGACTGCCCTCTCTATTTCTGATTCCCATAATGCGTTTATGGTAAAATATAGGATAGCCTTTCATGTGAGACTGTCAACCGTTAAAAATTCACTTATAAGTTATCTTTTTCGACATTTTCTTTTGCCTTGTCGCTTTTTCTTCGTTCTTTTGTAAAAAGAAAAAATTCATCGTGGAACTTGAGATTGTCAAAATAAAGCAACTGTCAGGAAAGAAGACTCAAATATATTCTGTCATTCTCAATCAAGAGGATCAGAGCGTTTTTGAACAATTTCTTCAGAACAACTATTCTGGATATCCAACCGAAATAGAAGATATCGTATCTAAGTTGAAAATTATGGCTACAAAAACGGGGGCAGCCGAACACTTTTTCAAGCTAAATGAAGGGAAACCGGGAGATGGTGTTTGCGCTCTATTTGATAGTCCTGACAAAAAATTAAGAATCTATTGTATTCGATTTGCTAACGTTGCTATCATTGTTGGAGGTGGAGGATACAAACCCAAAAACATTAGAGCTTATCAAGAAAGTCCCGCCTTAAAAAAAGAAGCTGAAATGGTGATTCAAATATCCAAAATCATATCAAAAGCTATTAAAAACAAAGATATACATCTCGACGATAATGGATTTTTCTTAGGTAATTTAAAATTGAAGGAGGAATAAATATGAATAACACATCTATTTTAGACACTGTACTTAGCAATATAGATAAAAAAAGAGCTAAGAACATGGAAAGACGTATGATGCTTGCTGTAAAAATTGCGGAAGGTATCAAAAGGAAAGGTCTATCCCAAAAGGAATTTGCAGAGAAAATGTGTAAACGTCCCTCTGAGATATCCAAATGGTTAAGAGGAGACCACAACTTTACAACCAGCACTCTTTTTGACATTGAAGATGTTTTGAATATCCATCTTATAGATATCAACGAATATTCTCATGCAGCTTGTCCGGCCTCGATATAATAAAAAAATGAATGGAACACCCCCTGCGGGAGTAACAATGATTAATGCACACGGTATCCTCCTTTTCGTAGGAGGGAAGGAATATTATCTATCGTATGACAGATACCCTTGGTTCAGAAATGCAAAAGTATCGGATGTATTGGACGTGACCATACCGGACGAGGATTCGTTGCGTTGGGACGCAATTGATGTGGATCTTGAGATTGACAGCATAATCCATCCGGAGCGTTACCCAATTACTTTTCGCTAGAAGACACCGCTCTGGTTATCGAGCAGACACTCTGAAGATCTTGACACATTTACAGAGAACAAAAACCGACCAGCCTCACGGTTCGTCGGTTTTTTTACAACCAAAATCACTATGACAAACGTTCTCTACGCAAAGTAATATATATCATACCGGGCTCATTCTTCGAACCCTTTTCTTTTTTCCCGTATCGAAATCGATTACCTCGACCCACTCGCCATGATTATCCCCGGATTCATCATCGTCCACGAGCAGTGATTTGTTCCGGTCGTTCACCAAGTAACCATGTTCCCGTAGCATGGACATGACAAGCGCCAGATCGCTGTCCAATGTCCGCTCATGCGTATACCCGAACGCCTCGTTACATAGTACAAGGAACATGAAGCTACTTTGCGTCACCGGCTCCGACCTACCCAAGTCTCGTTGTTTTCTTGAAGGGCTATTATCTCCTCTTCGCTTAACGGGCTCACAGCTTCCAAAGCTATGATAGTACGAGAAAAAGGGTTACAACCCAGACGAAAGAGAATAGCGTTCAAAAGGATATACAGGTCTTCCCATGTACAATTATCCTTCAGTACCTCCCGGAACCAAGCGGGCATGTCCCCTTTCTTGTTATGGATACCCAAACATACGATCTCAAAGATCAACTCGTCATATTTCGCCATCAACTCCGACAGTACACTATCAAACGTAACATCCTTATGAGCCACGATAGCATCCTTGTCCACCTTGTCAATCCGCAAGAGTAACGGCCGTATCCTAAACCCGGTCCTTACCGTGATCGGGGTGATAACGATACTATCACCAACGTTCTTACCCGCCGGGATCGTCTCCGGCTTGAACTCGAAAGGAATCACGACTGACCGACTTGTCACCACGTCGCTCTCAATCTGTAGTGCTCGCTTTACGCTCATGATTTTCCTCTAAAATATAAGAGCCCCGGCAAAAACCGAGGCTCTAGACAACCTAAACAAAAAACATCATTCCGTGTCTTCCGATACGGCCTTCACCGCCCTGCTATACGGGGACGCTTGTTTGCCAGCCGCAGATACCGGTGTCATGATCGTGGCCTTTACCAATAAGAGATCGCAATTCTCCTTATCCGGGGCTTGGCTGATCTTTCCGAACACAGAGCACTTGACAAAGACATATTCCGTGAACTTACCTTGGTACGGCAGGCTCTGTAGCCTGATCGTCTTCAATATCGAGGGCGTAGACAAGGGAGCCTCCCATTTATCACCGGAAACGGTTCCCCCGCAAAACATTTTCATCTCGTCGCTCGTAGGAGAAGGGATAGTGAACTCTATACTGGAAGGATCTCCTTTCCGACTCACCACCGCCCAAGGATCCTCATGTCCCATGGACGTAAAACTAAGCTCCTTGGCGTCCGAGAAATTGAACGTCACCGTATCCACGTCAACGCATTGGGTGAACTCGGTACCGGCTACGCCATCCCCGGGTTCCGCAACTCCTAAATACGCCACATCCAGCGCTAAACTTCTTTCCATATCACTAATCTAATTCTGTTATAACCTCTAATCTAATATTCGTACAATCGAAGCCATCCTTGGCCTCGCCCATAGGCTCAGACCAGACGATCCGAGATTTCCAATACATCCCCAACGGCGGCTTGATATCCCGCAACACGAACCTCACGCCTCGTACGGTCTCTATCATCAACTGTCGATCCGATACGCCTTTCGAGGGTCTCTTGACGAAGATATTGATATTTATCGATCCCTTGTTGACATAATCTTTCCCATTCAAGACCAGAGAGCGGATCGTGATATGATTTCTTTTCTCGCCATCGCCGGATTGATCCTTATACAGGATAAAGCCCGTACTCGCCGGCTCAACCGCATTATATACGATATCCACTATATCAAACTGATCTGCCATGTTCAATATCCTTTCTCAGCGAGTTTATCAAATAACGTTCGACTCTGTTTCTTGATCCAATCCTCGGCATGTTCCGTGGCAACGGAGATAACATCCAGATTTTCGATTGCTTCCACATACTTGGCATAAGGCATAGCGGCTACACCAATCAATACCCAGCCCCTTTTATAAAGAGGGATCAGCTCAGAAACCAAACGTTTCGCTTCCCTGATACCGGTCTGTTTATCCGTTCCTTCCGTGGATTGCTCATAGTTCTCGGTCAATATATCGCCATCCTTAACGATCACATAACCGATTGAGCTACGGAGGTTACCGGTATGATCCTGATAGTTCCCTTTTTTTCGAGCGATCTTCACGAACTCTTCCCCGGCACGTTGCAATAACTTGTATATCCGCTCTTCCGCCCGATCCACATAGTAATCGAGCCAACGCCCTACTTCCCTATCACTCCACATTGGAGTCAAACCACCTTTCCTTGCCATAAACTACACATAGATTACAGAGTGAGTCTGAAACGGTTCCCAGCTAATGATATCCACATCGAGAGCGATACTGTCAATCCGGATATGCTTCGCATTTTCCACAGGACGGGCTTTGGTCGAAAACTCACCATGCACGATGAACTCTCTTCCATCGACGTTCCGCTTCAACTGCTGTCCACTATTGGACGGGTAATATTGCCCAGTGACCTCTATTTCCGTCGGTTTACCGGCAACCAATTCCCCTTTGACCAATTGACAGGATTGAATCGTCACTATCGCAGTATGTGAATATCGCTTTACCATCTGTTTCTCGCCCTTCCTTTGGGTACCTCGATCTTATTGCCTATCAATTCCGCTTTCTCCGGTTCTCCTCCCTCCCGGTATAGTCGTTTCGCCGTAGCGTCATACCATGCACGGGGATACGTGATAGAGAGCTTGTTTTCCGTGAAGTCCGGCAGACCGCCGACCATGGAATAAAGGTCGGCGGCCACCAGCTTTTGTTTTTGGATATCGATCGTCTTACTATCTTCTGTACCTTCAAAACCGCGTCCCGGCAAAACGACGTTATCCAAAAAATCTTCACAGTCAGCCAGACCGGGATAAGCGAGTATCGTATCTCGAATCGTCTTAGTCATGATTGTTATTCTCCGTTTTCAGTATCCTGAATCGTTTGATCCTCCGGTTCGACGGTTTCACCCAAGAATGTCGCCGGGATATCATCCGTACCCTCGGTATCCTCGGAAGCGTTCCAATCCTTCCCATCCACTTTCATGATGAACATGGCATCCGGATCATTCACGACAGGAATAGCGTTCGCTTCCGCTTTCGTCCATTCCTTGAACGGTTCCAGCTCAGACCATTTGGTTACCAAGATCCAATCCTGCTTAACCATGAGAGCGATTTTCTGCAAGGTAGCGGAAGACTCGGCGGCGATCGGCCCATGCTGAATGTCACCCACCTTCAAATCCTCCAAGAAGCATACACGCTTACGCTCCCAAGGATTGATCGTCTTACGACGATGGGCACTATCCTCGATACGGACAGCCGGGTTCACGGTAATGATCTTCACCGGGATCTCCTGCTCGGCCAGATACTCGTTGATGAGATTCTTTGTCACCAATATCTTGGAGGACGAATTAACCCATGCCTTTAACGTGTCGAACGTGGATTTCTGTTTCTTTAGCAAAGAGAAATCAGCCACATGCATTACAACGTAACGGATCGTCACCCCTTCGGCAGAAGCGGCCACAACCGTATCCTCAATATCCTGCAATCCATTGGCCGTTGTAGCGTTACTCCAGTCCGTAGTAGATTTACGCTGGTTCTTCTTCGGCATACCGCAACCGACAAACTCAGCCGTAACGACACCGCCATTGTTCTTTGCCGACAAATGGAAACCCGCGCGGCTCATGAGCTGCATACACCACCATTCGAAACGGGCACGGACGGAATTATATACAAAGTCCTGATCCTTGAAAGCTAGGTTCAGCAATGCCAATTGGTCTGCGTCACCTTGCGCATCACGTTCCAATTGCTTGTACTCGTTGTAATCGCTCTCATTCATGCCACGCTTGACGGCTGTCTTCGGGATATCGCCGGACAGCTTGCTGATCACCTCACGGGTCTTCTGCGGTGCGGAAGCGTCGAAAGAGATCACGTCTGCCATTACCGGAGCGCCTTTCTCACCGGTCAGAGTCTCCCACTTCAACGAGGTCTTTCTTTTCACCCCGAAGAAGTTCGGGAAGACAACCGGTTTCACATGACGGGTATTCAAACGGGCCGCCATGTTCTTTTTATTCACTTGCTTAATTAAACTTCTTTCCATATATCTGATTTTAATGGATTACACAAAACGGATAAACGACATTAATGCCTTCAAGTCCTTATCTACCGGGAACGGCATACAGGATTCGTTTACCGTACCTCTTACCAATAACCCAGACTGCTGGTTGGCTACAGTCAAGTCGACTTTATTCATCGTGACAACCAATTCGCCATCATAAGGCAACTTGGCGGCTTTCGCAGCCTGTTTGTCTTTAGCCTGAACCAATACCTGACCTTTTGCGGCAGCACCGATAGTCGCTTCCAACGTGATCGTATCAAACTCCGCATTACTCTTATCAATAGCCGTGATCTTATCGGACGCGCCTGTCAAAGCTCCACCAATCGTCACGAAGTCACCCACACCAAACAGATGATTCTTGGACACCTTATAAGTAGTTTCATTGCCAGCATCGGAAGCCATCGCCGTCTTCAATACATGATACAGCCCCGTTTCCGGATCTTTCACCACGATCACGATCGGAGGAAGCTCGTCCAACGACTTGCCATTGAACAAAGCGTTCCGCAAATCCCGGCGGTCAATCGTCCCACCGCCGATCACATCCTCAATAATCTTTTCAATTCCGGGAGGATACTGGAATTCTCTTTCTCTTTTTCTGTACATAACGTTACACTTTTCTTGGATTATTCAATACCCAGGTTCACCACACCGGGATTATTCGCACTCTTGTCGGCATCCTGATCCATCAGCTTCGCCCAATCCGCCTCGGAACGCTCCGGAAGATTCACGGAACCGGGAGCGTAATCACCACGGGCCACGGCATCATCGATCGCCTTTTGCTGGATTCCGGTAAACTCTTCGGAAAGCGCCTTGATTTGATCCTCGATAGAGGTTTCCGAAGCCAAGTCCACACGTCCCAGCCAGTTATCCGGAAGACCGGCATCCTTCAACTGCTTACGGACTGTTTCTTTCTTAGCCTCGTTTGCCGAGTTGGTAATGGAATCGCCCACCTTCTTAGCCATATCATCGACGCTCTTCCTCATACTTTCCAGATAAGCTTTCAGTTCCGGGCTAAGATCCTTCAACAGCTCTTCTTCCGTTTTCTTGTTCTTATCCGGATCTTCTACCGGTTTACCATCCTTCAACCCATGCTTGGCTTCATAAGCGGCGACAGCGGCCGTTTCAGCCGTAGTCTTAGCTTCATTCTCCGCTTCTTGGATTGCCGGAAGAATATTATCCTTGAACAGGTCCACGAAAGCCTCCATCCCCTCGGCTTTCTCAATCTTGAACGTCTTTTGAATACGTTCCGCATACTTCTCCGGCACGCCTTTTGTCTTACATGCCGCTTTGATTAAATCTAAAATTGTCATAAGAGTTTTCTGTTTAAAATATAAGGGAGAGAAAGAAAATTCCGGGTATAAAAAAAGCCCACCGGACAACCGGCAGGCTTCATTTCAATTATTCCTATAAGAATCTATCTTGTCAAATCATGTGATTGGATCTAAGCCATTGTTTGCCAGAAGGCGTAAGGCAATAGATCAAAAATGCGGCACAAGGTATGCCTATCACGGCGAATCCAATTATAGCTCCCATTACTTATCCTCCTTTTTCTTATTCGTTAATACCAATCCTGCTATTAAGGCTAAAATAGAAGACGTAAAGCCTAGGCCATAAATCAGCCACTTATTATCTTCCATATCCTTGAATAAAGACGCTACCACTACACCTGTAAAGATATATTTCGAGACATCAATCAAATAGTTTCCTAATTTCTCTTTCCACATAACGCAAAAATAGCACAACAAGATGAAAACGCAAAGGTATTTCTATTTTTTCTTGTGGGATTCAGAATTAGTGCTCATCTTTGTGATGTCTATCATATTTAACTAACGGATGCGGGTAAAATTCGCTCGCATAAACAAAACCGAGCATATTTTATGCCCGTACATTAATTGTATAATAATATTAGGTATTTGTGTACCCCTGTGTGGAACCGTAATAGAACCACAGCATCCGTTGGAATGTGATAGACAGCAGGAAAGGCACAAATACCTTTTTAATTATATTTATTATGTCTATCAATTCCAACAAATCCAATGCCGCCAACAATAGTAACGGCAAAAGGACGGCCCAACCCTCCGAAATGGGCAAGTACTCCACTCCAGAACTGCAAGCCGCTTTCAATTCCGGTCGAGAGATAGGAAGAACCGAAGGAATGCTATACTACATCAAGCACGCTTCCGAGAACATGCAAAAGGAGGCTGAGAAGTTAAATTCGAAACTACAGGCACAAAAAGCGAAAGTATAATAGAGATATTACGTGGCAATTGAGTAAACAATTTAGAGGGCATCGGGTGTATTCTGTAAACTGCCACTTTACTACAGAATCCCCGTTGCCCTCATTTTCTTTAATGAAGCAACCATTCAGCGAACTCCTCATGATCCATCATAATCGGTGTAGCCACACATATACAGTGCGGATGCCATCCGGTAAACTTGAAATCTTTCGGATATTTGCCAGCCTTGGCATCACACACAGGACACGGCCCGTGATTCGTCGGCGAACGCTCCACCTCTATACCAGTCACAAAATCCATATTCTGCCAACGCTCGTAGTCGGCAGTACGAAACGCTTTATTTGTTTCCGTCGCAGCCAAGCGAAGAGCATTTTTATAAGACGAGCGATAAACACCCTGCCCCGGATGATAATCTTTCATCGGTTGGGATGGGACCAATTTGCCATTCGCATCCCTTACACGGCGGAAACGACGGTTGGGTTCGTTTAGTAATTGCCGTATATCTTGGCTGATCAACGCTGCCGGACGACCAGAGGACAAACCCGAAGAAAGATAATATTCCAGATTATCCATAGCTCCGTCCGTTATATCCCAGACACGGGAGGATATGGTTTTACCAAATTCATCCTTACGTTTCAACAGGGTATTCAGCGCATCTGCACTTCTGGAAAACATCTTATCCTTCAACGTACTGGATATGGCCATATCCTTGATATAACCTGTTACCAGTTCATCCGCTTTCCTATTGCCTAAATTCCATACATCGGTAACCGTATTGGATATATTGCTTACGAGCTGCGTATGCAGGTCATCCAACAGACGTTCGATTTGCTTCTCTATGGTAGCGTTGCCTATCCATACACGGTCACTTCCATGATCCGACCATTTAGCCAAAAGAGGTCCTATCCTACGGACAAACTCGTCAAACGAATACTTTATGCTACCTTGTTGCCGGAACAGACATTGCAGGAATTGTCGCTCATGAAATGATAGTTCTTTCATTCTCCATATCCCATTGTTAAGCCGATCATATTATTGCGTTGCGCTGCTGTATCTTCCTCTTCCTCCATCAGCTTCATTTCTTCGTCCAAGTCTTCTGTTAGCGGAGAATGAGCCGTAACCGTGCGTTGGGCGTTGATCGGTTTACCTCCATTGGCAAGGGACAGAGTTTGCAATGTCTCGGACAGATCTTCCGGCAAAATGGAACCAAATTCCACATCGATCAGGTTGTTCACCAATTGAGGACGGTACTTGATGTTGGTAATATTGCATATCCCAGCCAACACGACCGACACGCAACGCTGAACCA